TAGCGTAAACGTGTAGGCGCAGAAGAAGCAAATAAAATCTCCACACAAGCGGCTCGTAGAGGCACCAATGTTCATCAGATGTGTGAGGATTATCTTAACAATAAAACTTACATAACAGAGAAAACAATGCCAGTTGACAAAGAAATGTTTGCAACTTTGAAGCCGATTTTAGATGAACGCATAAATAATATACATACTCAAGAGGCGACACTTTATTCTGATTATCTTGGTGTTGCTGGAAGAGTTGACTGTATCGCAGAGTTTGATGGTCGACTGTCTGTAATAGACTTCAAAACCTCTCGCAAACTAAAGAAGAAAGAGTGGATTTCAAATTACTTTCAACAAGCATCTGCGTATTGTGTAATGTACGAAGAACGTACAGGAATACCTATAGACCAGATTGTCATTCTCATAGCAGTAGATGACGAACAACCACAGGTATTCATAGAAAAAAGAGACAATCACATACATGACTGTATAGAAACGATTGCTCTTTATAAGGAACAATACAATGAAAAAACTACTAATCGCAATGGGGGTGCTTCTTAGTTTTACAGTTACAGCGAATGCTAAACCAGAATGGCAAAGCAAGCCTGTTCAGTGTTCAGGCATACAAGAAATCTATCAAGCATACATCTACAAGAACAAACTCAAACCACTCTTCATTGGTATAACGACAGCCGCAACTCACGATATGAAAAGGATTGCAGTTCCTATTATCTTCTACATGAACGATGTAGGACAGTGGCTGATGATCGAAGTTGGTGAAGATGACTGGAGTTGTGTAATAGGTCTCGGTGATGGATTTGATTCTTCAATAACAGAAGAAGTTCTCAATGAAATACTTTTAGGCGCAAAAGGTACTTGACAACAGAAGTCTTTTATAGTATAAATAAAGATGTTCGATGAAGCGATTCGGACGCTGGACAGGACCCGGGGGCGGTACCCGGCGCCTCCACCATAAGCACTTGATGATGAGATTAAGGTAGTCAGGTGTTTTTCAAGTTCTTATGTGGGGGCGAAATAGGATCGACTGACAGTTAGTAGGAAAGTGGAGAACAGGTGTGGAAACAACCTTAATCGTAACAACACTTCAAACGCAAACGATAACTTTGCACCTGAGATGCGCCTAGCGGCATAATCTCTGGGCTGGCCACTTGCCTCGAAACAGAAAAGTGGTAACAAATAAAAAAAAGAAGGAATAAACAAATGAAAACCATTCTAACTACAGCCGCTTTTGCTGTAGCACTATCGACTACTGCTTATGCTGAAGGTAGCATGATGCCGTCAATGCCACAAATGCCAGAAATCACATGGCCAGAGGTAGAAGTCTCTGTTGGCGCTGAAAGAGAACTAGAAGCAGAAGTAAATACATTGTACTCACAAGTTGGTATTGGTGCTATTACACTTGGCACAACAATGAAAGACACTGCTAAAGATACTGGTGCTTTTGAGATTAGCAAGTATGAGTTTGATGTGGAACAGCCACTAGGTCCTTTTGTTTCACTCTATGTAAAGAATGATTTTACTGATGAACTAAAGCATTCAGAAACTGTTGTTGGTGGCAAAGTCACCTTCTAAATAGTGATAGGTTGGTCGCTCAATAGACCCGCACAGGCCAACGGTTAGTCTGTCACAACAAAGGAGATCGTGGATATTCTCATCTAAACAACTAACTAAGTTTAGCGTAGGAGTTACTCTCTAAGAGCCTGTCGTAGGGATTATTCACAACCGCATCCAGTCTATATAATCTGGCTCTGCTTATCAATAAACAATGACTAGGGTGTGTCGTAATAGTGACATATACCCTAGTCATTTTTTTGTTTGCGTCAAGTTTTTGACTCGATATAAATATTAGAAAGAATATATAGTGTGTATCAACGAATCACACAGAGAGAAAAATCATGATGAATAGAATATTTTTTGCCTTGAGTATGATTGTAGTTAGCATGAACCTTGCATATGCACAGACAGTTGTGACTGAATCGACTAGCAATAGTACTATCAGAACAGATGGAGAGATGACTACGACTGTGAAATCACCGCCGCCTTCTGCTATCTCACCACAGTTTAGTGGTGGTAATAATAGCGACTTGTGTACAGTTGGTGTTGCTGGTGCTGTACAGACACAGATTCTAGGTATCTCAGCAGGCACCACATTCACAGAAGAGAACTGTGTAAGATTGAAGAAAGCAAAGACGCTTTATGATATGGGCATGAAAGTAGCCGCTGTATCTGTTATGTGTCAAGACAAGGGTGTATTTGATGCAATGATGATGGCAGGAACACCATGTCCTTATAATGGTATGATTGGTGAAGCGGCTAAGATTGGCTGGGAATCGCATGTAGATGATGACAAACACGAACTGAGTGGTAAAGACGAGGGATTAAATGTTGAGAAATCTACTACTTACGGTGGTCTTGGTTTGCTTACCTTCTTACTCTTACTCTGAGAGTATCACTCCCTACTTCGGTACGACAGGTAATGCCGCTTCTGTTGGAAATACATGGAGCATGGACAATGTTTTACCAACACCGCCTGGTCTTGATATAAATGGTGTGTTCTACAAATACACACCACAGAAAGAGACAGAAGCGGATATGAAAGTTCACATTGGTAATGAAAATGCTAATGGTGTTGGATATCTTTGGAGAGAAACAGACGACTGGTCAGGCGCACAAGGTGGCATTGAGATAAGAAAAGTTATAGGCATTGCAAATGTTCCTAGAGAGTTATGGGGTGATGGTTCTATAGAAGTAGAAGGTGAAGGAACAGTAGAAGATGCTACAGTAATCTATAGTTATAAAGTTGATCCTTGTTATGATCCACAGTTTAGTCCAAGTTGTCCTGGCTATCAGTTGCAACTACCAGATACTGAAACTGTCGATATAGATTTGTATGATGCAACTGCTGATGATGCTGTCACCATTGCAACCGCAGAAACAGATAGTGACATATATGAAGATGAAGAAGAATCAGAACAGGATGAAGAAAGTGAAGAAGAGAAAGAGATGCGATTAGAAAAAGCGTTAGCGGCGGTTGATGAGTTAGCACTTTTCAATGATGCGTTTGCCCAAAATCTTTTACTTGATGCATTGAATAATGCAATACAAATGAATGCTTATTATGCGGCTCAACTAAGAGGCGGAGAATACAAAGAGACTGTCGTTTTAGTTGACAAAGAACTACCCGAAAATAAAAAGGGTCTAAGAAACGGTTTAGCACAACAAATACTGCATGAAGAAATGATATCTATGCAGTATAACAAATAGGAGAAACCTATGCTCAAAAAAGCAATAACAATCTTTGCTATGAGTTTATTTTCGCTATCAGCATATGCTGTGGATGTTCCGATTGAAGGAACAGTACAGTCTCGTTGCGTAATCACAACTGACACGCCTGGTGTGTATGGAAACCCAAATGCATACACACTGACAACTACACCAGCAGACGGCGGTGTAAAGCCTATTGTTCGTTTTGATGTTACTCTTGCTGATGCATACTATGCACAGATTACTACACCAACATCATTCGATACAAGTCCATCTCTAGGTGACACAGTGACTTGGACAGGATCAACGTCTGTCAGTGCAGTAAGTGATGCAACAAACATGGCAGATTATGAAACCAACAAAGTAACATTCGGTCAGACAACTCAATATGATTTGACTGCAACTGGTTCTACTTGGTTTACATCTTCGTCTACTGCTACATATGGTGGAAGTAAAGCATTTCCTGGCGGCACATATACCGCAACTGTTGAGGCTGTGTGTATCGCTCAGTAAAAGCAATGAATAAATATATTACTATATTATTGTTATGTTTGTTTTCGTCTGTCTCATATGCACATGAGATGACGCCGACATATCCTGAGTTGAAGTATTCTTATTTGGATGACTTGATGGTCACTGAAATGGAATTGTTCAACTTCAGAAATGATGTGGAATATTATGAGATTGCTGTATTCGATAAAGATATGAAACCCATACCCTTTGTATCCAGTTACAAAGTATTTAAGTTAGAGTATTTGTCTCGTATTAAGTTTGAAGTTTACATCAGAGAAAGTGATAGATATAGAGTAGAGTATATTTGCTCTAGGTCTAAAGCAAGGCCAAATGTTCTAGAAGAGCGGCCTACAATATCATCAATGATTTGTTCTAAAGTTAAACGAGAGTAGATTCATGAAAAAGATTATGTATATTATAATGATACTGTTTTCAGCAAATGCTTATGCTGAAAGTAGTTCTTTGAATCTACAGTTACCCAACAGTCAACAGAACTTTGCAAATGATAAGTTTAGAGCGGGCGACTTAGATTGTTCTAATGCGATTGGTGGTGCTACAAACTTTGAGTTTGGTGTTACTGGAATCATTGATAATCATGTAGGAATCTTAGGTGAGAAAGACCCGAATGTAAATGGCTCTACTAAAGATATTGGTGTGTATGCAAGAGTTATCATACCACTAGACAAGCCAAGAGAGAGAATCAACTGCAATACGCTATATCAACTTGAACTAAAGAAGAAAAGACTAGAAGTTTTAAAACTTGAACAAGAACTAGCAAGACTAAAAGCATTGCAAGACGAGGAATAAAATGGACAAGGACTTAGGTCAAGAACTTGAGAACATGGAAGAAGGTATTGAGAATCTAAAGAACAAAGAGTTCCGTATTCTTGGTATCAAAGTGTCATTTATGAGCGTAAGTGCGCTCCTCGCTGTTCTAGGCTCTGTTATTGGTGCTTTATATGCTGGTTTTCTCATGTATCAAAAGGTTGAGCAAGCAATCGAGTTTGTGGATCAACAGCAAGAGTATGAAGAAAAGATTGCTGGATTTGAACAACGCATGGAAATTATTGAGACAAAACTAGAAGAAGCTGTTGACTACACAAGAGATATCAAGTCAGGCTTGCGTGATGACATTCTTGGCATTGAAAAACAAGTCGATAGAATGGAAGACAAACTCAGAGACTCAGAAGCAGAGACTCGTGCAATCATTCAGAGTGCTGAAGAGCGTTTTGAAAATAAAAGAGATGCACTACAGAACGACTATGATGAGAAAGCAAACCGTCTATCAGAGACAAGCACTTCTCGCATGGATGAGTTGAACGAAAAGGTTGACAGAAACATCGATGAGATGGAAAATAAGATTGAGCGTGAGATGTCAGACCTTGAAAATAGACTTACCACCAAACTTCAAAGGGCGTTAGACAATCCTCTAGCGAACTAATACTATAAATAGACGAGTTATATTATTTACTCTGTGATTATATTATATTGAATAGTATTATCATAGGGGAAAGATATGATAGACCCGATTTCGGCTGCCGCCGCCGCATCAAGCGCATTTGCCGCCGTGAAAAAAGGATTTGAAATCGGTAGAGATATTGAATCCATGGTCGGCGACCTCAGTAGATGGATGTCTGCAATATCCGATATCTCAGAGGCTGAGAAGCAAGCCCAAAATCCACCAATCTTCAAAAAACTCATGTTCTCTGGCTCTGTAGAGGAAGAGGCAGTTGCTCTGTTCGCCGCTAAGAAGAAGGCTGAACAACAAAGAGAAGACCTTAAAGTTTTCATACAATATTCTATGGGTCAGTCTGCTTGGGATGAGTTGATCAAGATGGAGGGTCAGATTAGAAAAGACCGTCAAGAGACAATCTATAAACAGGCGCAACGTAGACGAAAGTTTATGGAGATTCTTGGTATCATTCTTGGTCTTGGATTATTCATTCTTGCAGTCCTTCTTTTAGTATGGTTCGTATACGCCGCTAAAAATGGACTTCTTTAATGGAACTAGTTCACGTTTTTCTTCTAATGATGTACCTTGGCACAGGTGATGATAGACGCTTGATGTCACAAGATATGTACTTCTATAACATTGATGATTGCAACTATTTTGCAAATCGTCTGGTAAAAAGATATGGTAACTATGGTGTCATAGAGTGGATGGACCCAAAAGACAGAGCAACTGCTTACTGTGTACCTAAAACTGTTTCTGAAGATATCATAGGAAAAAAGATAACTGTGTATTGACAAACACATCGTTTTTGTGTATATTAACAGCATGAGAAAGTTACTTATCGCACTAAGCGTTCTGTTGTCTTTTCCAGCGTATGCGGATGAGGCGACTTGTCTTGCTGATAACATTTATTGGGAAGCACGAAATCAGACAAGAGTGGCACATCTTGCTATTGCTCATGTTGTGATGAATCGTGTAAAGGATAGTCGATTTCCAAACACTGTATGTGAAGTTGTCTATGAAGGGCCGACTAGAAAGAGTTGGAGAGACCCATCTATTTCATTTCCAGTGAAACATCGTTGTCAGTTCTCATGGTATTGTGATGGAAAGTCTGATGAGATACCAAAGCAAGACGCTAAATTGTATAAAGACATCATGTGGCTTGCAAGAGCGTTTCTTGTTAAGTATGATTACATGATTGACTACACAGACGGTGCTACACATTATCATGCTTATTATGTAACACCAGCATGGGCGCAGACAAAAACACGAACTGCACGAATTGAAGATCATATTTTCTATAGGTGGGAAGATGCAAATTGAAAATGATATTAAACTTGATTATAGTGATGTTTTAATCAAACCAAAACGCTCTACACTCAAGTCTCGCAAAGAAGTAGACTTGAAAAGATCGTTGAGATATAGAAACTATAATCCAAGTTTTCCAGATAATGTAAGACCTGTTGGTTATACTGGTATTCCCATCATAGCGGCTAACATGGACGGTGTTGGCACATTTGAAATGGCTGACGCTCTAATCAAACACAACATGATGACTTGTCTGAAGAAGACTTATTCTGTTAAAGAACTTGTAGCGTTCTTTGATCCAGACGAACCAAATTTTGACAGAATGAGTCGTGTTGCTATGTCTATTGGTTCTACAGAGATTGATTATGAAAAGTTTTGTAATGTACAAGAACTGACTGATGGTAATGTACATATTCTGTGTGTAGATGTAGCAAATGGATACACAGAAGCATTCAGCAACTTCATCTATCAGTTGCGTCTAAATCATCCAGAACTCGTCATTATTGCTGGTAATGTTGTAACTGGAGACATGACACAGGAGTTGATTCTCAATGGTGCTGACATCGTTAAAGTTGGTATTGGGCCTGGTTCTGTCTGTACGACTCGCATTAAGACTGGTATCGGTATGCCACAACTCTCAGCAGTCATCGAGTGTGCAGACGCCGCACACGGTCTTGGTGGACATATTATTGCTGATGGTGGCTGTACTACTTCTGGTGATGTAGCAAAAGCATTTGGTGGTGGTGCAGACTTTGTAATGCTAGGCGGTATGCTTGCTGGACATGATGAAGGCGGTGGAGAAGAAGTATTTGAAGACGACAATCCAAAACCCATAGGCATGAAGTTCTATGGTATGAGTTCGGAGACTGCAAATGACAAACACTTTGGTGGACTTAAAGACTACAGAGCCGCAGAAGGAAAAGAAGTCGTTGTTCCCTACAGAGGAAGCGTTACTAATACTGTGCATGATATTCTCGGCGGTCTCAGATCGGCGTGTACATATGTCGGAGCATCAAAAATAAAAGACTTGACAAAGTGTACAACTTTTGTTAGAGTAAACAACACACATAACAAGGTATTTGATAATGGCTCTTGAAGTAATGACGACACAGAAGTTCTCTCAAATGATTGAAGAGATAGCATTTGAAAAGCGTATTCCATACATGGATGCTGTCGTATGGTATTGCGAAAAAGAAAATGTAGAAGTTGAGGTAGCCGCCAAACTCATTAGTGCTGTACTCAAATCAAAGATTGAAGCAGAAGCGCAAGACTTGAACTTTTTGCCTAAGACTGCTAGATTGCCCATATGAATGGATTTGAAGCATATCAAACTTATCTAGCAGTCACCAATCACTTTCGTCAGAAGTCGTATGATTACTTTCGTTATAATGGAAAGATGAAGGTGAATGAAAGTTCTTATCTGTCTCGTAAAGATAGATGGACATTTGAAAAGGTTGCTAAGAGGTTTGATAGAGAAGACTTTGTAAAGTATCTCATATCTAACATTATTGCTGATTCAGACAACACTTGGATTGGTAATATGATGAACGGAAAAGGAGAGATTATATATAAGAAGTATGTAAAGAATCTTGAATCTCTTACATACAACTACAAAGAAGACTTGGAGACTATTCATGACTTTGAGTCTGATTTCGATAAAGTATTCATATCTGAGAAAGGACATCCACTACTCTATAGACTATATTTGAGGAATAAAGTACACATAAATACATGTGTCATTCTCAATGATTTGGTGAACTATTCAAAACTCTGGCGCAAGCAAGATGATATGATGTTGAATGATTTCCTGAATTTGCTTGACAAGTATCCAAGGTTTCTGTATAGTTATGCCAATATCGACAAGGCAAAATATAAGAAACTAACATTGGAGGTTTTCAATGAATAACGAAGTTGAAGCATATGTCGGTGAACTTAGGGAACTTAGAGAGGAGAATGCAGTTCTAAAAGAACGATTAAAAGAATACGAAATAGAGATTGCTTGGACACAACAATACCAAGCATTACCTAGTGACAAGCATTATGATGTACAGTGGTTTCTACATGATGTGGAATATACAACAAAATAATACTTGACACAATGCTTACATTATGCTATATTGGACAAAATAAAACATACAACATACACAACATACGAGGTATACAAAAATGGCAACAGATTTCGCCGCACTAAAAAAGTCACGCTCAAACTCTTTGAGCAAACTAGTTTCAGAGACAACAAAAATCAATACACCATCCGAAGGTTCATCTGCTGATGATCGCTTCTGGCAACCTACTGTTGATAAGGCTGGTAACGGATACGCTGTTATTCGTTTTCTACCAGAACCTAAAGGCGAAGACTTGCCTTGGGTACGCCTTTTCAATCATGGTTTTCAAGGTCCAGGCGGTTGGTATATTGAGAACTCTCTGACCACCTTCAACGAGAAAGACCCTGTATCTGAATACAACTCAATGCTGTGGAATAACGGCACTGATGCTGGTAAAGATCAGGCTCGTAAGCAGAAGCGTAGGCTCTCATACACCGCTAACATCTATGTGGTGAAAGACCCTGCTAATCCATCTAATGAAGGCAAAGTATTTCTCTATAAGTTTGGTAAGAAGATTTTCGACAAACTTAATGAGTCGATGAATCCGGAGTTTGAAGATGAGACACCAATCAATCCTTTTGACTTTTGGGAAGGTGCTGATTTCAAACTGAAGATTCGTCAAGTAGAAGGTTATCGTAACTATGATAAGTCTGAGTTCGATACACCATCTGCACTTCTTGATGGTGATGATGACAAACTGGAAAAGGTGTATGAAAGTTTGTATTCACTTCAAGATTTTCTAGACCGTAAGAACTTCAAGACGTATGCAGAACTGCAAGCAAGACTGAATCGTGTTCTTGGTCTAGATGGTTCATCACCAAAGCCTACTACAACAGCAGAAGATAATGACAATGTTGCACCAGCACCAGTTGTTGCTAAGTCTGCGCCTGCTCCTAAACAAGAGTCGGTAAGTGTAGGGGATGATGACGATGATACACTCTCCTTCTTTGAGAAACTTGCAGAAGAAGATTAACCGTCACTCTGACGCAAGAACTTAGGGGGCTTTCGCCCCCTATTTTTTTAGAATGCTAAGATTGCTGGATTGTTACCTTTGTATTCGGTAGCGCCGCCTCTGAGTTCAGATCGTCTTACTCGTCTATTAGATTTTGCTGGTGTAACTGTAGTACTCTGTTGACTATTCTGCGTGTTATTATTCACAGCAACAGTTGTTGAGTTATCCGCTACTGAACCGCTACCTCTTCTGTCTGCTTCAGCACTACTTCTAGCATCAATCTCTGCACCAGTCAAACCACCAGATGCTCCAGGGCGACCTTCTACATCACCACGCATCTCACGCTTGATTGCCAACTCTCTTTGTTTTAAGTCTTGCTTTTCTCTTTCAGACAAACCTAGTTTTCTAGCATTTGCTTGTTTCTCATAGATTTCATCCAACTCTGCTTGAAGAGATTGTTTGTCATCATCATCGCCGCCAAAAAGACCACCAGTTATCGATGAGAGTATGCTACTTGGTGATGGTAGCATTTCTTTTAGTTCTTCAAATGTAGGTATGATGTCTCTAAAGTAGTCAATGATACCTTGAATAGATTCTAGAATGAAGTCTGATAGTCTGAATGGCTCTTCTGGATCACCCCATCCAAACAAGTCTCTAATAGCATTGACTGCAAGATTGATTTGAGCAGTTACAATGTCAAACAGTCCACCGAATAGATTTGTGAAGTTTTCTAGGCTGAA